AGCGAGGCGATCTACCAGGAAGGCGCAGAATATGAGCAGCCGAAGACAGGAGACATAAACGGCTACCCGTTCAAGGGCAAGGCCGATGTAGTAACGCCTGGCAACATTATAGACCTAAAGACAACTAGCGATCTAAGCGGGTTCCGATACTCAGCCAAAAAGTACGGCTACGATGTGCAGGCTTTTGTCTACCTTCAATTGTGGGGCAAGCCCGTGGACTTCTACGTGGTAGAAAAGTCAACGGCTAACCTCGGGATCTTCTACTGCTCAGACGAGTTCGTCGAATCCGGGCGGCAGAAGGTAGCCAAAGCCCTAGAGACCTACGAGCGATTCTATGGCCCTAATAAATACGCTGATATTAATCAATGGGTGCAGATTGACACCCTCTAAACCTGAACCAATGTACGACGAAGACCCAGACACCTGGACGACGGATGAGGAGATTCGACAATTTCTAAAAGGTACATCCGTAGACGACTATCCCGATCCCGTACACGATGCACCATACGAAGATATGGCAACCCTAGGCAAGCTATCCCAGGAGCTGTATATGATGGCCGACGTTCACAATATGGACACTATCAAGCGCTGCCTTGCTCTACTGGCAAAGATCGAGCCGCTGGCGATATACCGCGACGGGATCAACGCCGGGATCCAGGTAGCGCGTAAGCACATGAAAGGCATTTATTAATCCACCCGGAGCTAGGAAAGTTAAAGGTGTAAGGATCACTAGAGAATTTGGGCCTAGCTCTCGACATACTCTGTTTGTTGGTTATTTGGTTTTCCCCTCGGTCGGTTATGCTGGCCGGGGGTTTTTTTGTGATGATTCTTTGTGATTAGTTACAAATTGTTATCTTTGAGTATCGCAAACGGGCAACGACCCAAACCAAAAACCATAATCATGACAATCTATACAGACATCATCGAGTACGCTATTTCAAAACTAGAAGACATGGGCGACTGGAATGGCTATCAATGGGATATGCACCACATCCTGTTTAATGAGGACTATTTCATTATTGGCCGCTATGAGGCCAGCCGATGGCTAGAGCGCAATCCGGGCATCTTTGAGGCTATTTCAGAGATACGCGAATTTGAGGAACAACTAGGCGGCTTTGAAACAGACGTAGCCGACCCGGAGAAGGTGGCGAATATGTTTTGTTATATCCAGGGCTTTGAGGTGTTGCGTTTATCGGAAACCTGGAGACTGGTCGAACTGCAAGATAAGCGCATGAATGACCAGCACCGAGTTGACATAATCGCTGAGTTACAAGAAGCTCTGAAACAATGCGGCCCGACTCTATGCCGTCCCTGCATTTCGTAACAGACACAACCCAGTTATGTAACCCGCTTCGGCGGGTTTTTTTATTGTGTATAACTTCGCAGCATATATGAAACTAAATCTTTAGTTTAACCGTATGCCTAAAAAGCCCACCATTAAGAGTCTGACCAATAAGGCCGACAGACTAACCAGCTACTTTGTGCGGCAGCTATACGCGGACGAACACGGCGTAGTGAGCTGTTGTACTTGCGGGCTGCGGAAGCATTGGCGCGAGGTAGACTGCGGACACTACAAAAGCAGGCGGCACAAATCGACGCGCTGGGCTTTGACCAATCTAGGGCCACAATGTAAGGGCTGTAATGCCTTCGGAAAGGTCAAGCTATCCAGCACACCGGGAGAGCCTGCCTACTTCCGGAAATGGCTGGTAAAAACGTGGGGCGAGGAAGAGGTGGAAAAGATAGAACAACTGGCGACCGAGACATGGAAGCCAAGTATTGAGGAGCTGGAAACGCTGACAGGGGAACTAAAGAAAGCCCTAAAGCTAAAGGATTTTGACTTGCCAAAATAGCCAGGCCTACTACTGGGATCACTACGAGAAGCACCTAGCGTATGCGCGGAAGCGGTACGGCGGGGAAGCTGTCGATCTACTGCATACTGTACTTATTAACTTTTGCGAACGCGACCTGTCGCATATTAAAGACAAGGAGGCCTACCTATACCAAGCCCTCCGGATGGCGCACGACCTTTCCAATAGCGACTACCGCAGGCAGCAAGCGATCAGCGCAGAGCTACCCGCTAACATTCCGGGCGACAACGGTATCGACCCGCTCGTAATAATGCGCGAAGGGCTAGAGCTATACAGCAGCAGACTAGCGCAGCTAGACCGGGCGATCTTCCGCGCCCACTACGACAGCGAGATCAGCGTAAACGAGATCGTCCGCTGCCTAGAGATACCGCAGCGATCCGTCTATCACATACTAACCCGATCACGAAAAGCCATAAAGAATGCGCTTAATATCGAGTGTCCTGTTTGTTGATCCTGCCGAGCAACAGGAGCGAATGAAAATCTGTAACGCTTGCGACTTTAAGCGCGGCAACTACTGCGGGAAGCGAATCGTTGGCGAGGCGGTAGAGTACCAGCTGAAAGACGGCATACCCAAGAAGCCCACAAAGGGCCGCAAAAGGGAGGGCCATACCTGCGGCTGCTTCATGCCGCTTAAAAGCCGGATGAAGTCTGTTAGCTGCCCGCTAGGAGCTTGGGGCGAAAGGGACGAGGAGCAGAAGCTAGTCGACCAGGCGCGGCAACTGATGGCAGAGGTAGAAGGTAAGAGCCGGATCAGCCGCGAACAAGCCGACGCGATCCAGCGCATATACAGCCAACTGAGCGGACACAAGAAGGAACGGACAAGCTGCGGCAAGTGCATACAGACCACAGTCAAACAGCTAGAGACCTTTATCGAAAAATACGAATGAAGCTAACAGACCTAACACCGAACCCGGACAACCCGCGCCACATACGCGACGAGAAGTTTAGCAAGCTGGTAGACAGTATCCGCACCTTCGATAAGATGATGCGCCTCCGGCCTATGGTCGTAGATATGGACGGCGTGATCTTGGGCGGCAATATGCGCTTTCGAGCCTTGCAGCATTTAGGGATGGATGACATCCCGGATAACTGGGTAATCCAGGCCGACCTGACAGCAGAGGAGAAGCGGGAGTTTATCATAAAGGATAACGTGGCTTTTGGCGTGTGGGATTGGGATGTGGTCGCGAATGAATGGGACGAGCCGCTAAGCGATTGGGGACTAGATGTGTGGCAACCGGAAACCGAGGTAGACTATTCGATCTTGGACGAGGACGACGTAGACGAGCAGATTCTAGGAATGTCCGACGGCGTTATGAAGGCTATACAAATAGAGTTCGATCCAGGCCACTATGACGAAGCGTATGAGCTGTTAAAATTTTGGCGCGGAAAAGGTGCATATGTTGGCAAAATGATCCTGGACTACTTGAAAGCCGAAAAAGCCAAGCTATGAAGCTGTTTCTAATGTATTACGACCGATACATAGAAGCGACTACTTCAAAAATGTTAAATCGGGACCATTATGTATTGTGCCATGACAACGCGCAAAAATTTACTTGTATTGGTCAGCAGGGAAAATTGATAGAGACAAATGAAAAAAAAGGCATACAAAACAATTTTAACTATGGCCTAAAAATGTTAGATGTAGGGGAATGGGGCATTTTTATGAGTGATGATTGTACTGGCGCAAAAAAGCTAGTAAACGGCAAGTTTGCAAACTGCCCTATTGAATATCCATTGAATGAGTTAATAGCAATTATTCCAAAGGCTGATAAAATGGGCGTTAAATTAATTGGGTTAAACGCTACCGGGAATCCATTTTATGCTAAAAAAAAATACTCTAAATATGGACTAGTTGATGGTAGATGTTTTGCCATTAAAAAAACTGATTTTGTATTCCATGAGTCAATTAGCACAATACCGGATTACTACGCGACAGCATATCATCTAGTGAGATACGGCGGTAATTTGATTTTGAATTATACATATCTAGATTTTAAACGATATGCAAAAAAGGGATTAGGTACTGAACTGGATAGACTGCCTGAAAAACTGAAAGACGTGCAGCTTATGCTACGCACCTTTCCAAAAAATGTACGAATTAAAGAAAAAAAGGGAGCGCATAAAAACTCTCATATAATCATCAAGCGATGACCAAAATAAATCTAAAACACGTTGAACATACTATCAAGGTAGGTGATATATGTCCAGCACTAGAGCCCAACGTAACAGACGACTGCATATTCTACGCAGATGGTCAGCCAATCGGATTCTATAAAAATCAGATGCCGGATAAAATGTGTCAGTTAGCAAACCTGGCTAACAAAGAGTTCCTTAGCAAAAATGTCCCAAAGTCGATTATGGACAGAGTGTCCAGCGTCAAGACAAAATTCAAACATACCGCTACTAACCAGGGACAAGGTGTAGCGCAAATGTCCGCGATACTCGGATCCATACCACCTAAGCCGATGGTAAGGCGGCCATATCCATCCATGAGCAGCGTACACGGAGTTGACACAGCGCAGACGTTTATAAAAGCTATGTTGCTACTGGCAAAGGAAAGCGAGAAACTGATAGCCGAGATTATGCCGGATCAATACAAAAGGCAAAAGGAACTATTTACGCAAGTCTCGGATAAGTGGAAATTCGGATCCCTGTTTACGTCTTCAATCAGCAACTACAACATTAGCGCACCTTATCACCGCGACAGCGGCAACATACGAGATACTGTAAATGTCATTATCACAAAGCGCAGGAACAGCAAAGGCGGTAACCTGAATGTGCCGGACTACAACGCGACTGTAGATCAATGCGATAATAGTATCCTAGTTTATCCGGCTTGGCGTAATGTACACGGCGTAACGCCGATAGAGCCAACACACGACGGGGGGTATCGTAACAGCTTAATATTCTACGCGCTAAAGGCGTTCCAAAATACGAACTGATGCCACAGAATGCGACACGTAAAAAGGCAATGCTAGAAGCCCTGGAGCAGCATCTAGGGGTCGTCACAGTTGCGGCAAAATACGCAGACGTAAACCGGGCAACACATTATCGGTGGTTAAAAGAAGATGCAGAATACCGCGAAGCAGTCGAGGAGCTGGCTAACGTAGCCCTAGACTTTGGCGAGAGCAGACTGCATAACCTGATCCGAAGCGGCAACGCAGCGGCGACTATATTCTTTCTGAAGACAAAAGGCAAGGGCCGAGGCTATGTGGAAGGCATCGAAGTAACCAACTACAACCCGGACGGCCCGCCGAAGTGGTTTACGGGTGACGACATCGAGCAATGATACGCCCCCGACTACACGGCCAACTGATCGACGCTTATCGCTCACTAACACGGGACGAGCGACGCATCCTAGTAATAGGCGACCTACACGCGCCATTTACACATCAGCAATATTTGCAGCATTGTATCGACACCTTCCGGCGGTACAACTGCAACCAAGTCGTATTTATCGGCGACATTATTGACAACCATTACTCCAGCTATCACGAAAGCGACCCGGACGGCATGGGCGGCGGCCACGAGCTAGAGGTAGCGATACAAGTAGTAAAGGAATGGGCCGAGGCTTTTCCGGTCGCAGACGTATGTATCGGTAATCACGACCGGATCGTAATGCGTAAGGCATTTAGCGGCGCGATCCCGAAGGCTTGGATTAAGAGCTATAACGAAGTTTTGGGTACTAGCTGGAATTGGGTCGAGTCCGTAGTCTACGACGATGTGCTATACGAACACGGCGAAGGGGGCCAGGCTAAGACGAAGGCAAAAAACAACCTGATGAGTAGCGTGTGCGGTCACACCCACACGGCTGCGTATTGCGAGTGGTTCGTCGGCAAGCGTTACCGCATATTCGGAATGCAGGTCGGTTGTGGTATTGACCCGGATAGCTACGCGGCAGCATACGCTAAAAACTTCAAGCGTCCGGCCCTCGGCTGCGGGGTAGTCATCGGAGGACACACGGCTATCAATGCGCTAATGCAACTATAGCATACATTTGCTACATTAGCAATATGAAACACGGATCGCTATTTAGCGGAATTGGTGGCTTTGAATTAGCCGCCGATTGGATGGGATGGGAAAACGTTTTCCATTGCGAAAAGGAACCATTTGGCCAAAGAGTGCTAAATCACTACTGGCCTGAATCAAAATGTTACGAAGATGTCACAGTTACGGATTTCCGAATTTGGCGAGGAGAGCTTGACCTCCTCACCGGGGGCTTCCCTTGCCAACCTTACAGCGCAGCAGGTAAACGACTTGGCAAAGAGGATGACCGACACCTCTGGCCGCATATGCTTAGAGCAATTCGGGAAATTTGCCCGCGCTGGATCGTGGGCGAAAATGTACGCGGCCTTGTTAGTTGGAATGACGGGATGGTATTCGACGAGGTGCAGGCTGACCTGGAAGCTGCAGGGTACGAAGTCCAACCGTTTATACTTCCAGCTTGCGCCGTCAACGCTCCCCATAGAAGGGACAGAGTTTGGTTTGTTGCCCATACCAAAGGCGCAGGAAGCCCCCAGCTCGGTAGCACCACGAAAGCCAGAGAGCAAGTACAAGCCACACGACACGCTAACGGACAAAATGATAAAGGGGCTGCTCCCGACCCCGACCACAGACTCAGCAACGAACAGGCAAAACAAGTACAAGCAGGGCGGTACGCCCTTGACTGTGGCAGTCAACAGAATGCTCCCGACACCAACAGCGCAAGAATTTCGAGACAGTCAACTAACGCCAGAGCAAGCGAAAAAATTAGACAAGGGGGGACGAGTTTTACGTCGATTGGGAACTATGGGCGTTTTGGAGGATGGGAATCCTTCCCGACTCAACACCCGGTTTGTAGCGGAGATGATGGGATTTCCCGTGAACTGGACGGAATTACCTTTTCAAAGTGGCGAAACGAATCCATAAAAGCCTACGGCAATGCCATAGTGCCACAAGTAGCCCTGCAAATATTCAGGGCAATTCAGGAGTATGAAACTAGCCAAGACCTACTACGACGTAACCGGGTGCAGGGCTAACCTACAAGCCCACGAAGGCGGCACACGAAGCGGCAAGACTTACAGCATTATAACCGCGCTTATTGAGTTATGCTTTCGCAACAAAGGGCAGGGCATTATTATAGACATCTGCCGAGTAAACGGCCCAGCCCTAGAGGATGGCCCGATGAAAGACTTTCAGGACATCCTACTAGCAAACGGCTGGTATAATCCGGGCTGGAATCCCAAGCGCAGGAAGTATAACCTATGGGGCAACGAGGTGCGATTCTTTAGCGTAGACCAAGCCTATAAGATGCGAGGCCGTAAGCGGCACATCCTATACCTGAACGAGGCTAACCGCTTCCCGTATGAGTCATGGCAACAGCTATTCATGCGAACGACCGACCGCATTATAATGGATTGGAACCCGGACGCGGACAGCTTCTGGGGCTACGATCTAATCGCCGAGCGCGGGGAACTGTTTACCAGCAGCTATAAGGATAACCCCTTTCTAGGCAAGAAGCAGATCCAGGCCATTGAGTCGATGCAGGATACCGACCCGTGGTACTGGGCGGTCTATGGCTTAGGCGAAAGGGCAAGCAATCCGGCCACCATCTACCGACGCTGGGAGGTACGCGACAAGGTAACACAGCTAGACGACGGGATCAGCAAGCGACCACCGAAGCCGCTATGTATTGGCCTAGACTTTGGATTCAGCGCAGATCCGGCGGCTTTGGTGCTGATCGCGGACGGCCTAGAGGGGCAGCTAGTCCTGACCGAGATATTATATGAACATCGGCTAACCAACCCGGAACTGGCCGAGCGTATCAAAGCAGCACTAAAGCAACACAACTTAGACGACCGCTTTCCGGTCGTTTGCGACTCAGCAGAGCCGAAAAGCATCGAGGAGCTACGCAGGGCAGGGATAAACGCTTACGCGGCTCAGAAAGGCCCGGACAGCGTCAGGCAGGGCATTCAGTTGGTGCAGCAGTACAAGCTCCTTGTAATTGGATCGGAGAACTTGCAGAAGGAGCTACGGCAGTACCGCTGGCGCAGCGATGCGAACGGCAACGTACTAAGCAAGCCACAGGACGCAAACGACCACCTAATGGACGCGCTCCGCTACGGGGTCACCTGGGCGAAGCAGAGCAAGTACACCGGAACATATTTTGTAAATTAAGTGTAAAAACGGGCTAAACGCCCACATATAGACAGATGGCAAAGAGAACCATTCAAGTACCTACCAGCTGGGCAGACGTAAGCCTGGGGCAATTCATCGACTACCTCGAGGCGATGGATGAGGAGAACTTTACGCACCGACATGCAAAGACAGTCGCGGCCTTTACCGAAATGTCCTACGATGAGTGTATGAAGGCGATACCGTGGCAGGACTTGCTGAAGGTTAGCGGAATGATCGCCGAGTTTCTAGGACAGCTTCAGGAGCCGCGCCTAGTTCACTTCGTCACGCTCGACGGCGTAGAGTATGGCTTTCACCCGCAAGTCGCCAACATGACGGCAGGCGAATACATCGACCTGACTAACCTAGATAGAGGGTTTTGGCTAGACGCTGACAAGGCTATGGCGATCCTGTACCGCCCGGTCAAGGTCAAGATCGGCAACAAGTACCAGGTCGAGGACTACGGCGACCACCACATCGAGAACGCCGACGTAATGCGCCAGCTTCCTATGAATGTCGTACAAGGTGCAGCCGCTTTTTTTTTGACTTTAGCAAAAGCCTCAGCCGAGACTTTGACGACATACTCGGAGGCGCAGATGAAGACGATGCGGGAGAAGGTGAACGAGGCAATACAAGCAGCGCAGCAGGCTGGTATCGATACCTCTACTATACCGGAGGTGGAAGCCTGGAAACGATTAACTACCTAATTAATCGACCTATTACCGAAGTCCTTCTATTCAGCAGATTCCAACGCCAGCTCAAATGATCACCTACCAAGAAATTACCGCCCGCTTCGAGAAGTTCGCAACGGATCACCCGATGATAAACAGCTACACGCACGGGGAGCTGGACGTTAGCGACTTGGACAAGAATAAGCCCTTTCCGGCTCTGCACATCGTGCCGAATGGCGTAACGATGGATGAGGGCGTTATGGGCTATGAGTTCGAGGTGTACGTTATGGAGCTGTTCCGGGAGGCCGACGATCAAGATTTAATTATCCGGCTTCAGTTAAGCGACTGCCTCCAGCTATTCGGCGACCTTATCGCAGACATTAAAAACGGCTTCGAGGTATTCGATACGGCCAGCGACTTTATGCTAATTGATCCGGTCAGCGTATCGCCATTTATTAAGGAGCATAACGGAACATTAAACGGCTGGCAAGGCGGCCTTACTATACAGGTCAGCTTTATGGCTGATGCTTGTATTAGCCCGCTGAACGCTACACCTGTAAGCTCTGAGGCTTGTGCAGATGCAACGGTAGAGAACTCAGACCAAAGCTACCAGGTCACAGTATCTAGCGGCGGTACTTTGGTGCTGTCGGATATGACCCTTGACAAGCTGGACGGCACTAGCACAGCCTTCGAGGTAAATCCGGGCGGCAGTGTCGCTCAGGCTGGAACGCAGATACTGCAAGTCGCAGCGGGGGAGACGACGTTTACCTGGACTATTGGCTCTGAAATATCGACAGCCACAGTAACAGCCGAGGCCGTTACAAACATAGACTCAGGCTGGACGGTAACAATCAATGGCGGTGGTGCAGTCGGTACGCTTGTAGGCGTGGAACTGGACAACGCGGACGTATTGGTGTTCACGATAACCCCGACCGACTCCGGGCAGGAAACAGAGATAACGCTGACCTTCTAATGATTTGCAAAATTTGGAACTGGATGAGTAACGTAATTATAAGGCGGTTCTTTCCCTCCGTTGGCCCTAGTTATCCTGCTAATCAGATTCTTGCGCTAGACGCGAACAATGTCAGCGGCACAACATGGACAGACCTAACAGGCAACGGTAACGACTTTACGCTTGTTGGAAGTCCGGCCTTTAATGCTTCGGAGGGCGGCGGCTGTTTGGAGTTTGAGGGGGCGGGGAAATACGCAGAATTGTCAACAGGGCAAGGCGTTTTTGATGTTCAGGAGTACACGATTATAATCTGGTTTTACTACACAACAGAGAATAGCGGCTATCAAAATATATGGTCTTACGATTTTACAAGTCA